TTATAGTTACCAAGCACACAGTGGGTATTTTGGAACAATTGTTTGTATTAATGGTCCAGGGAATACAATTTGGGTAGGATCACCTTTTGATCCTAACTATAAGACAGGTGGTCGTAGTGGTCAAGGCGGAAGTGGTATGTTCTTCAGTAAAGATTCTGATGGAGGTCCGTTTGTTGCACGTAACTGGACTGAAGGTTCCTCAAACAATTCATACGGATATGCATATGGATCATTAGGTTCTTATGGTATAACACAGTTTGTTTCAGACCATGGGGTTGCTGCATCACCTCATTATAACACATCCAATAATTTTTTATATGACTCTTCATAATATAAATAAAGCCAAAGGAATAAAAGATGTCAAGAAGTAGAGATATCGCCGCAATATTAGGGGCAACAGAAGCAGTCAATCCAACAAATGCTGCCATCGGTGGTGGTGGGACTGATTCTGCTACGGTGATTTCTTTGATTCAGCAAAATGCTGTAGACTCTGGAGTTGTTCTTTCTCTTGCAAGTGTACAAATTAGCAACACGGTTGATTCATCGTATGTAGCTCTTCGTCAGGCCGGAGGTGGTGGAGGTGTAACATCTTACGCAAATACCGCGGCACTTCCTACAGCTGCAGCAGGCAATGAAGGCAACTTAGGTTATGTGGAAGATATTAACAAGCTTTTTGTGTCTATTGGCTCAACTTGGTCTCCTGTTGCAACTGTTAATGCAAGTCCGACTTTGGATATAAGTCCAGAAGGTATAATAAGATTAGATCGAAATGGATCAAACACAACAATTACGCTTACCGCAACAGATGCTGACAGTGGTGCAACACTTACATTTTCATCTACGGCAGACACAAACTTTGACGGATTGGCAACTTTATCACAAACAGATAACGTGTTTACGATCACACCTAAAAATCAAGCATCTGCAACGACGACAACAGGCACAGTCACGTTTAGTGTGACCGATGGTCAAGCCATATCCTCTACGCAATCAACGTTTACATTATCCTTTACAACGGCTGCGGCTGGGTACCTCAATCTTAATTCAACTAGTATGGGGTTGATGGGTAGTACAAATTCAGCTACCGGTCTTCTTGGTGGTCAGCATTCAGCTGTAGATAGATCCCATGGAGTGTTCGTGGCGGCTAAACCAGAGATGTTGGATATCACAAACGCCCTAACAGATAGAGGTATGTTTGGTATAGCAAAACGAGATAATAACGGAAACTATGCATACGTAGCCAATTCTGCTTTTTTTAACCCTGCATCTAACCATGCGAATGGCCATTCTGATTTTAATGCAGAAAAATTTTTAGGAGCGACTATTGCAACCGGTGGTGGTAACCGTGTCTTTGCAGTAGGTGGACTCAACACTTCACCTCCAAATATTTATATGTTTGAATTTAGTGACAGTGACACACCTCTTGCTGAACTTCTGCCTGGTACCTCTGGAGCAGCATCAAACACACGGTACATTAAAAAATTCGCTGATGATTATACTACTGCTTTGACAAACATGACAACTCAGTATGCTCCCATAGCGTGTGACTCAAGCGGAACACACATCGTGATATGTAACCCTGGAAACAACCCTGGAGGATCGACAAATCAAGGAGCAGCGGAATACATCTATAGAGATCCTTCAACTGATACATTAACAAAAAGACAGTTTATTTTATCTCCAAGTGCCAGCGCCAACACATCCTTTGGTAATTCTATAGCCATGCAACCGGATGGACTTCGAATGGTTATCGGTGAGGAAGGTGCTTCAGGGCCAAGCCCATATACAGGCGCTATGGGCCAGGCTCATATATACACAAGAGATAGTGCCAACGATACCACATGGACCTTAGAAGATACGGTACAACCGACTATAACATTACTGAATGCCACAGAAAGTCGTATAATGAATGCATATGGTAGTGGACCATGGTCAATGGGGCAGACCATGTCATTTGCCACGAGTGTTGCAATTAACGATGATGGTAAAACCATAATTGCCGGAGCTCCTACCATGACTGTTTATAATCAGTCAACAAACAGCACAGCACATGGATGTGCCTGGGTTTGTAATAGAACAGGTAGTACTTGGTCGGTAGATGAAATGCTTTATTGGGGAGACTGGCAAAATTGGACAGATCTAAGCGGAAATGCTGACAAAAACATAGGAGCTTTACAAGGCACTAATACAGCAAAACAAGGTGTAAGGTTTGGTCAGACCGTTGGAATTAATCCAGATGCCAGTGTAATTGTTATTGGTGCGCCTCAATCTGGAATATATGAGACCCCAGGTAATGGCACTGCAATATTAGGTACCGCTGAACATGGGAACTTATATGTGTACAATCGAGACAGTGATAACGGTACCTTCTTGTCTGGCCAGAGAAATTGGGTTAACGGACCTACCTCTTCGTATGCATTCGGCCGTACAAGACATACAAATTATAATCAAGGTGGGACAATTCCATTTTTAACAAATACGGCTTTTGCCCCTGGTCGGCATTATAATAGTAATACGGATGCAAATACATCTATATACCTTTATGATTCAGCCTAAAATATCAAAACCATATAAATAGTAACAAAATCTTTTAAAGTTTTGGAGACTATTTATGGCGAATCCAGCATCAAGACAGGACCTTATTGATTACGCCAAACGTCGTTTAGGTGACCCTGTACTGGAAATAAACGTAGATGAGGATCAGTACGAAGACCGTGTAGATGAAGCCCTGCAGTATTACCAAGAGTACCATTCTGATGCTACAGTTCGTACATATCTAAAACATCTTGTTACAGGAACAGATGTCAGTAACGAGTACATTCCTATACCAAGTAATGTGCTGACGGTATCTCGTTTGTTCCCTGTCGCATCATCCTTTAATTCATCGTTTAACTTCTTTGACATCAAGTATCAGATGATGTTAAATGATATAGCCGATCTGCAAAACTTTGCAGGTGACCTTGCTTACTATGAGCAAATGCAGCAGTATCTATCTTTGCTAGATATGAAGTTAAACGGCACACCACAAGTTCAGTGGTCAAGACATCAAGACAGACTTTACATATTCGGAGACTTTGCAGACCAAGACATCAAGGCTGGTGAATATCTCGTAATGGAAGTCTATACTGTTATAGATCCGAATACAAGCACATCCATATACAATGATATGTGGTTAAAAGAATATACAACTGCGCTGTTCAAGCAACAGTGGGGTATGAACCTAATCAAGTTTGAAGGTGTACAATTGCCGGGAGGTGTAACCTTCAACGGCCGACAGTTGTATGATGACGGAACATCAGAGATCGAAAGGTTAAGAGAAACAATCAGACTTGAACATGAAATGCCTACTGACTTCTTTATAGGATAATATAATGGCTCGTAACCTTTACTTTTCAGAAAAAGTAAGATCGGAAATGGATCTTTATGAGAACCTCGTAATCGAGTCTCTAAAGATTTACGGACAAGATGTTTACTACTTACCTAGGGATCTCGTAAATGAGGATGTTCTGCTAGGTGATGATGTGGCCTCTAGATTTCCAACGTCTCATAAGATAGAGATGTACATAGAGAACATAGAAGGGTTTGACGGAGAGGGAGACCTATTTACTCGGTTCGGCGTAGAGATTCGTGATGAGGTAACACTAGTGGTTGCACGTACTCGGTTTGCGGCACAGGTGCGTAGACCAGACAATGACATTGCAACCGACAGACCGACAGAAGGTGACTTGATCTACATACCACTGACAAACAAGATGTTTGAAATTCAGTTTGTAGAGCACGAACAACCTTTCTACCAGATTGAAAATCTGCCTGTGTATAAAATGCGTTGTACTTTATTCGAGTACTCTGGTGAGGACTTTGATACAAGCATTGCTGGTATCCAAGACATTGAACAGACTGGTTCATATCAGTATCGTCTCAAGGTATTGGCACCTAAAAAGGCAACTGCGTCTGTTATCATGGACAGCTCGACAGTGTCGTCCCTTACATTGGTACAAGGTGGAACATATTACACAACCACACCAACGATTGCGTTTACAGAGAACGATAGTGACAACGTGGCAATAGGTGACAGCGCAACTGCAACTGCAACTGTTGCGAACGGCGTGGTATCTGGAATCACACTTACAAGCTCTGGTAGTGGTTATAACAGCATACCAACTGTTCACTTCCTAGGTGGTTCCTCGATTGACAGTGATTACCGTGTAGGGGATACGGTAACTCAGACAATTGCTGGTGGTGTCACTATGTCTGGCGAGATACAAAGTATTGTTCTCGACTCCGCCGGTGATTCATCTAGGTATATCTTCCTTGCCCATGTAGGTGCAAGTGATGGATTATATCATACATTCATAGATTCGGGTACCTTGATAAATAGTACTCGGTCACATATAACTGGTTTGACCGTGACAGGTGTAACAGAGGATAATAAAATTTCGGAAACAGAACAGAATAAAACATTTAGTGATTTCTCGGATGATTTCTTAGACTTTACGGAAAACAATCCGTTTGGTGATCCGGAGAATCAATAATGTTTGGCACTCATTTTTATCACGAAAAAATTAGAAAGTCTGTTTCACTATTTGGCAGATTGTTTAATAACATCTATGTTATCCGAAAAAATCAGTCAGGGGGTGTGTTAAATCAACTTAAGGTTCCTTTAACATATGCACCTAGAAAGAAATTTCTGGAAAGAATTAGACAGAACACAGACCTGTATACGGATACCAAGGTAGCAATCAAACTACCACGTATGTCTTTTGAGATAACACAATTTTCGTACGACAATACAAGACAGTTAACCAAGTTGAGTAACTTCAAAGCTCTTACAAATGATGTAAAGAAAAGGCAGAAATTTTACTCACCGGTACCTTACAGCATAAATTTTGATTTAAATGTATATGCTAAGAGCCAAGATGATGCTTTACAGATAGTAGAACAAATCTTGCCTACATTTAATCCACAGTATACTTTAACGATAAAACCATTCCCTAATGATTATCCAACTTTTAAAGAGGATATTCCAATTATTATAGGTGGTGTATCGTTTCAAGATGATTTCGAAGGGTCATTGGAACAAAGAAGAACAATTATATACACTCTCAGTTTCGAGATGAAAATTGCCTTCTATGGGCCTATTACAACTGGAGAGGTTATCAGAAAATCAATTGCAGATGTTTTTCTGCAAAATCAGGGTGCAAATCAAGATTCCGACAAACTGTTGGAATCTCTACACGTCACGCCTAACCCAACAAGCATTATCGGAGAGCCTGATAGTGACTTTGGTTTTGATACGGCTATATTTAGCCATGATGATAGTGTATAGGGAGAGAATAAATGACTATCACATTAAGAAACACTAAAGGTCAGGCGTTAACCTTTAACGAGCTTGACGGAAACTTCACTGACCTTGACAGTAGAATTTTAACACAGTCACAGATAGAAGGTTTCATTGACTCCAGCTACATTAAAGGTTTCATTGACTCTTCATATCTATCATCTGCAGCGGCCACACGGTTTTTAGATTCAGCAGATGCCATAAGTCTT